TGGGGCCCGAAAGGGCCCCAGGACGCTGTGCTTCATCTACTTCCCTCTTCCGGCTAGCAGTGCAGGCCGGTTGGGAAGTGTGCAGGGGAATTAACCCCTGCGAGGACCAGAAGCTTTGCTTCTTGAAGGGAGGCGTAGAACTGGCAACCCGTTCTCGGGCAATACCATTTACCGGAGCTTCTAGCTCCGCGTACATGCAGAATGTTGATTATCATGGGAATCTACCTCCAACGGTAGATACTTATGATATCAAATATCTGCATGCCTACGACAATCTTCAAGGGATTCAGGTTACTGAATCCGAAAACCATCCCGAATGGAGTCGGCTAAGATCTTCAAGATCTAACCGCTTCATTGGCGATGTTGGTGGAGATTTCTCGAGTAAGAAACGTTATGCAACCACACCTGTGGATGCTCACGTTGATTACTATGGAGAAATAAGGAATTTTCCGGAATCTCCGATTACGTCTAAGTCGACGTATTCGGGTCCGTTTCTTCCTTGTAGCCCAGATGATATGGCCTTTCCCCCATATGCGAATTCCTCTGACGAGGAACTTCGTTCTTGGGGTACTAAGGCTATCCATCTGTGCTCTCCAACCAACCCAACCGCTAACGTTACCACGTTCCTAGGGGAATTCCTCTCTGAGGGAGTCCCTGAGGCCGTAGGTACGTCAATCAAACATTTGAAGTCATTTGATCCGATGAGTGTCGCGAAAGCGGCCTCAAAAGATCATTTGAATCTTCAGTTTGGTTGGCTGCCAATCATTTCTGATATTCGGAGCATAAGCTCCGCACTTCAGAATGCCCAGAAGATCATCGATCAATTCGAACGAGATTCTGGTAGATTGGTGCGTCGGGAATGGAAATTCAAGCCGGACGTTACGAGTTCGATTGTTACCACTTCGTCTGCTAATCAGAGTCCTTGGACTCCGATGGGCAGTTCGTTGTGGTACTCTCAGAATTTCGCTAAACGTCCGAAGGGTCAAGTTTTCCTTGAGACGAAAGTCAGAAAGGAACGTTGGTTCAGCGGGGCTTACACCTACGTTGTTCCTGGCTTGAAGCCTAACAGCTTCTCTGCCAGTGACATCGATAGGCGTATTGCTCTAGCCCAGAAACTTCTGGGTGCTGGACTAACGCCAGGTGATATCTGGAACTTGCTTCCTTGGAGCTGGTTGGTAGATTGGTTCAGTAACATCGGAGATGTCTTTTCGAATCTCGATGCACTGATCCTATACAACCAGGTGCTGGTATATGGTTACGTTATGGAACGTACTGTTTCAGAACGTACCTATTCATTGGTTGGACCCTATTATCTTTATGATGGGTCCGTAGGACCAATGCCCCCACCCGTTACTTTGGTTAGTGAAACCAAGCGACGGTTGGGGTCCAGCCCCTATGGCTTCGGACTTACGTATGACGGCTTGTCCGCTATGCAAAAGTCCATCCTCGGCGCTCTCGGTTTTAGCCGATCACGCCGCTGAGATGAAGTTCAGCAATAAAACGCCAATAGGGAGTTTAACAACTCCTAGGAGTGATGCCTATGTCGTTCACCGATCCCTTGTCCGTCACAATCTCGTCTGTGACAACGCCTCTCCCGAAAACTTTCGCGGAGGGGTCGGAGTCACACTATACGAGTGCGGACGGACTGATCGCCGTCTCGGCGTCCCACGATGTGGGTAAGCGCGCGAGGCGGTTGCTCAGGATCGACTTCTCGAAGTTGTCCCCGGATACGTTTAAGCCGGCAGAGGTGGTTCAGAAGTCGATGAGTACTTACATCGTCTTCGATACCCCCATCTCCGGTTTCACGAATGCCGAGGAGCTTGCGGTGTATACGGGCTTCAAAACCCTGATCACCGCCAACTCGGACCTCCTGATCACTAAGCTTTTGGGTGGCGAGTCTTAGACCCGTTCCCATAGCCCTGATCAGATAAGGTCGCTACATGCACGATAAGTTGTCTCCACCCGAGAAGGGGGAGCATCGCGAATCGTATCCACGACCACGCCGTAAAGGCTATGGTCGTAGGATCACTGACCAGCCTGAGATTACTTTGAGCAAAAAGCTCCTAGTAATTCTTTTGGCTTTTGTCAATGTGGCATATGTAGCAGGAGAAGCGCTACTTACAGTGACCAATCATGGTTGCTGACATGAGCGCGTGAACGGCGTCTACTTCGATGTCTCGGTGTCCGATCGTCCTGATGGTCGGTCGGTATCGATTCATTTGTTCTACTCGAGCCCTAAAAGGCTCAAGCCAGTTCAATACGTTCTTTTGAAGGAATTCTTGGTAGTGGCTAATCGCCTTTACCAGATTTCTTCTAGAACGCACGAAGTAGGTGCTACTGACGACGTAGGCTAGGGATTGGCCAACCTCTGTTAAAGGAGGGACCATGAAAAGCCTGACGTCACTCTGGTCCACGACAGCCAATGAATTGGCTGTCAGATGTCGCACTAGCGCCACCCGTGACTCAAAAACAGTCACGGGACGCACCGAACACGAGGGGATTTCGTTTTTGGCGATTTCCCTGGCGAACTATGGAAAGGCCATCGAAAAATGGCTTGACCAAGGTTTCGTCGTGCCTTCCGACTGCCCCGCCTTTCGGCGGAAAAGTCGTACGGGTCTCCCTGCATTTCTGCACGGTTTCCTTGCACGTGTGTTCGATGTTCATAGCGGTGTGCTGTTCGATGAACCTGATATCGAAGCAATCTATGCTATTCGCCAACTAACGTTGGGGTTTAGCAAGATGGCTCTCCCTCAAGGCAACCTTGGCAGGAAGCCTACGATGGTGGTAACACCTCGTCGTGAGAGACAAGCGATGGTAGGGTTTGTCGAATGTGAGCAGGATGTTAAGAGATCCGACTCTCTCCTAGACCCAGCCTTTTTGGCTGAGTTTAAAGAGATGTCTGGCATGCTGTTTGGTGACCTTTTTGCCAAAGTAGACAGAGATGTCTATTGGCGGAGGCTACTTCCCAAGCATGGTCCAGGCGCTGTTGCAGATCGTCTTACTAGTAATGGTAAGTACAATCTGCGAACCTGGACTTCTCGCCTTCAGCGAATTTTGCCTGCTGAAGGCTATCTCATTCCGAACTCCCGTTTTGCGGAAGAACTGAATGATGAAATAAACATCCTCGAACCCGGTGCTGAGATTCCCGTTAGGGTGATCACAGTACCTAAAACGTTGAAAGCACCTCGAGTTATTGCCATTGAGCCTACCTGCATGCAGTACGTGCAGCAGGCACTCTTGACATGTATTCGAGACGCGATCAAGGAGGATGACTTCCTCTCTCGCGTAATCGGAATGGACGATCAAGAACCGAATAGGCTTCTTGCTCGTCTTGGTTCGCACAGCGGCGAACTGGCTACACTAGATCTTAGTGAAGCCTCCGATCGTGTTTCCTATCAGCATGTACGGGCGATGATCGAGGACTATGGCGATTTGTTTAGCCTAGTCGACGCTTGTCGTTCCCGGAAGGCTGACGTACCTGGCTTTGGCGTTATTCGCTTGGCCAAGTTCGCGTCTATGGGTTCAGCTCTCTGTTTCCCCTTTGAGGCCATGGTCTTTCTGACCTTGATCTTTTTGGGAATCCAAAGAGAGCTCGGCACCAGCTTGACCGCTCGAGACCTGAAAGGTCTTAAGCGGAAGGTGCGTGTCTTTGGAGACGATTTGATCGTCCCCAGAGAATATGTGCTATCCGTTGTTGGCGAACTCGAAACTTTTGGTTATCGAGTTAACGCCAGCAAGTCTTTCTGGACCGGAAGGTTCAGAGAGTCTTGCGGAAAGGAGTATTACGACGGTCACGATGTTTCCATCGTGAAGTGTCGATCTGTACTCCCAACACAACGGACAGATGCTGAAGGAGTAAATGCAGCAGTAAAGTACAGGAACCAGCTTTATTGGGCTGGTCTCTGGAAAACTGCTGCATGGATGGATGACTACATTAGGGAACTAATAAAATGGTTCCCGAACGTAGAATCCACCTCTCCTTTGCTTGGCAGGGAGTCCGTGCTCGGAGTAAAATCCGAACGCGAACACCCGAATTTGCACAAGCCCCTTGTCAAGGGCTATTATGTGCATGCCAAATCCCCTCGAGATTCTCTCGATGGGGTGGGCGCCTTGCATAAGTGTCTCTCGGCAACTGCAACTGCTCGCTTTGGGCTTAAACCCATAGTGCGCAGACACTTGCCAATCGACGTCACAAGCGTTGATAAAGAGCACTTGGAGCGTTCTGGACGCCCCAAGCACGTCGACATCAAGCTTGGGTGGAGGTCTCCGGCTTAAGCCGGACTTGCCAGTAAATGGCTAGGGAGAATAAGTCATCTCCGTCCTCAGTGGACCAAGGATATTAGTCTCGGTCCATTGGAGACCAGAATCCCCTTCGGGGGATTCTGATAGGTCTGGTTGTGTCCCGCCTCGCGGCGGGGCGCTTCCTTTCCTTGGGGGAGATGCACTTAGCAGTG